CGCTGGGCTGGATGGTGGTGCTGCCCACTGCGGTCCCGGTGTTGCCGGCCTGACCATTAAACCACTCAACCGTGAGCGTGACGCCCGCGGCTGATTGCAGGATGAGATCGGCCCACCGCCACCGCTTGGTGACGGGGAGGGCTGGGAGCGCCAGCTCGCGGCCGGCGGTGTCCTCGCCTAAGCGGCCGTAGAGGGTGCCGCTCATCCATTTTGCTGGGATGGCGTTGCCTGCAAAGGAGTTGCCGTTCCAGAACTTGTAGGCGACTCCTGAACCCCCGCTGCCAAGGAGGATGGTTTGGTCCGCGCCTCCACGCCTGATCACCAAGCCCGTGCGCATTTCACGCCCAAGGTCCCAGACATACCAGACACCATAACGGTAATTCCACACGACAAACTTCCCTGGCACTGTGTAGCCGCTCGCCACGGTGCCGTAGCCCCAGATGATGTGCCCCCGCTGTTCATCGTGGATGGCCCAGTTGATGCCCCGGTAGTCAGTGCGCATCTCACTGAGCGATTCCCGGACAGGGCCACTGATGATGGTGTCGTTGTCCCCGTCGAAGAGGCGGATGTCGCTCGCGTTGGTCATGTAACCGAGAGTGACCTTGTCCGTGCGATGAAGATTTCCGTTCTCGTCCCGATACAGGGCACCGTCAGGCACCCGAATGACGGTGTTAGAGTGAGTCCACCCCTGCTGTGCGTTCGTCTTTTGCTTGCGGTAGTCGAGGACCCCGCCAATCACCGCCCCCGTGCCACTCACGGTCCAGATCGCGCTCGTCGTGGAGACAATCAAACGTCCTTCGTAACTGACCGCTCCGAGGACATAATTCTCAACATTGTCAACATCCGTGAAGTCGAGATACGAGTTCGTCCCGACCGACTCAGGGAGCCCAATGTCCGAAAACCAAGCGCGTTGCTGGTTCGTCGGCGTTGAGATATTGTGTAAATACCACATCCGATCCTTGTGCGCCACCACGAAGGCGACTGCCGGCGGGGCGTCGCCGTGCTCCTGCAGGGCGCGGTTTTCCAGGATGATGCGGTCGGGAGTGTTGTCCGTGTAGGCGACTGTGGTCCGCCCTTCGATGAAGGTCACGAACCAGTAAAAGGCCCCAGTCCCGGTGGTCCGATACACCTCATACCCGGTGACATTGGTGTCTGCGTCGGCGGACCAGCTTAGGTCCACCGCCTCATTCTGGACCTGGACCGCGGTGGAGGCGAGGGATCCCGGTGACCGCACCCCATCAGATTTGACGCTAACGAGCTTATATTTGTAAGTCCCGTTCAGCGCGTTACCGCTCGCGGAGTCAGCCGCGGTGGGTTGGGGTGACTGCGTGCCCCCCACTGTGCTCCACGCCGAGCCGTTGAACTTCCTCAGACCTCCGGCGGCGTTCGCGACAATCAGCGTACTACCATATTGCGCCATGGTGGGGATGCCTCCCACCGCGCTTGCGCCGAGGTCGTGGCCAAACGTCCACGTCACGCCGAGGTCAGTCGAGGTCCAATACTCATACTCATTAACGAAGTCGTCGAACACCCCGACGAGGATCGGTGCGCCCGGGACGTTGTAAACCGTCATGCCTACAAGAGCCGCGTTGCTGCCCCCACCGTTGGTGGTGACGGCGCTACCCTGAGCTGTGAAGCCGAGTATTTTCTTCGCGCGGCCCAGCTCATCGATGTAGAGGTTGAGGCACCCGCCGGAGGAGAAGAGGTCCGGGAGGGCGACTGGGTTGGTGCCCTCGTCCACACCCAGGAGGGTGGGATACACGCTGACTTGGAGCGGGCTAACAGCCATTAGGGGTTCTCCACATCATCGATGTGAAGCACCCACATCAGTGCCCCACCACCGCCTAGCGGATACTGGTCGTCGGCGTAAAGTGACATGCAGAAGAGGTAGTTGCGGGACGCATCCCAATGCACAAACCCGATGTTCTTGTAACCGCCGGTGTTCATGTCCGGGGTGCGGATCGGATGATCCAGATCCTCCTCCAGGTTGATGAAATCCACCGGCTCGGGGGTGTAGTCCAGCGACCCGTTCTTGACCGCCTCCAGGTCATCCGGGTTATAGATCATCAAGTAAGGGATGTTGTGCGTGCTCACCGGCCCCTGTGAGTGGAGCGGCGCATCAAACCCATGATAGCAGAGGGAAGCGTTCGTTTGATACCACTCGTGCGCCGAGTCCGGGTCGTTGGGATCCTGCTCCAACGCACCGCAGACGTTGCCGAAATACAGCACGCCCTTGGTGTTGGTGAGCTCCAGCCAGATCCCAAGAGCGGATCCATCCACCTCTGTCCAGCTGCCCACGCCGCTGTAGTTCGCGGGATCGATGCTGAGATACGGCGTCCTGACGGTGGGCTCCCAGACATACGGCCGATAGCGGCGTCTGAAGGACCGCAGCGGCCCAGAGTAGTGCCCGGTGGAGTCGATGACGCCACCCATGTAGTAATGTTCGAGGTAGCGGTCCGGCATGACGATGTCGGATGCGCCGTAGCCACTCGGGGTGACCGCGGTCGGCCAGTCGGCCCCACCATACATGTCTGGTCCCCATGGGCAGCCTGCGTTGCCGCTGATCAGAGACGAGCCACACAGCATCTTCCCAGTGGTGGGATGCTTGCCGAGGCTCAGCGCCCTCCATGGTCCGAAGTGGTCGACCGCGTCCGAGTCGGTGCATTTGATGCGCCAAGGACCATAGGTGGTGTAGTTGTCGTAGACGTTGGTGGTCGCGTTCAGCGTGCCGAGGTCGGTGGCAAGCAGGCCCCAATCCGGGAAGCCGCTGGTGTTGTAGGCGTCGAAGTAGGTCGAGTAGAGGAGGTTGGTGTCGTCGTTCCAATACAGCGCCCCCATGTTGCAGCCGCCGCCGCTGAAGGTGCGCGGGTCGCCGGGGTTATACGGTACCCCCTCAAAGCTGCCGCTGGTCGTGAACCACGACTTCATATACGCGCCGCTGCCGGTTCGAGTGCCGCGGATGGGGCCCACATACTTGGCCGTGGGGTAGCCTGCGGAGCGGGGCGCTGTCGCGTAGTTGAGGCTGTAGGAGAGCGGGTCCTCTATTTCATAGATGGGGAAGTCGTCTCCCGCCTCCAACTGCCCGCGAGTAACCAAGAACACCAGCTTGTTGTCGCTGGGCCGGATGCGGGCGGCTGCCCCGCCCTGCGAATTATACATCGCATGGGCGTCGGAGGTGTTGTCATAGAGCCCAAAGCACCCCACAACCGTGATGTTCGCGCGGGAGAGGACTCCCGGCGGCGGGGGGTTAGGGGAGGGCTCTTCTCCACTGCGGCCGGGGCGGCCCTTGAAGCCTTTGCCCAGCCGAGCGACGGGAGTAGCCATTAACCCACTCCAAGAAGCGGGAGGCGCAGCGCGGGGAAGGTGCCGCCGCCCCCACCGCCACCACCAGGGCCTTTAAAGATCGCCATGGCTGCGGCCATATCGCAGTTGTTCGTGGTGTTCCACACCGGCGCACAGGCTGTCGCGGTGGTCTGAATCTGGTAATACACCGCGAGCCCCTCACACACCCCGCTTGACCATGGAGCCACCGCATCCAGCACGGTCCAGCCGCCGGTAGTCACACTCACCGTGCCCGCGCTGTTGTCCTCGAACATGAGGGCGGTGATGACCAAGCAGTTGTCTTCGGAGGGGGTTCGAGAGGGAAGGGTGACAGTGTTCGTGCCAGTCGCGGTAGCACCGGACTCGTTGTCGAGCACACTCGCACCCGCATTGGCCCCACTCCAAGCCGAGAAACTCCCGGAGGCATAACTAGATGCGGCAGTCCAAGTCAGCGAATGGCCCGCCCCAACTGTCGGGGAGGCTTGGTTGCCGTGATAGATGCGAACGGAGGTGGGGGTGCCGGTAGTTTTCTTAGTTAGCGAATCATAGGTGTCTGAATAGGAGTCGCTGAACCCAGTCGGGTCAGCGGTAATCCCAGAATACCACCCAGCGATGGCGATCATCAGGTTAGCGCCAGTGGAGTTGCTGAGATTGATCAACCACCCATTCGTGCCACCGTTGTCTACATAGCCTTCAACCAACGCGATGGACATGGGGGCCTCTTATTTGTAGAAGATGTTCGCGACCACTCCGTTCGCGCCGGGGTCGGTATTGTCGTTGTCCGCCACGCCCGTGCCCGCGCCGACGCAGATGCCGGTGTCGAACTCGATGCCCATCGCGCCGAGTGCGTTGGCGGCGACGTGGTCGGTCGCGTTGCCGGGAATCTCAAGCGTCATGACCGGCGTGCCGGTGCCGAGCGTGCCCGACGTCGCGTTGTAGAACTTGACATACACCGGCGCGGTCGTGCGGTTCGACAGATACCAACCGTAGAGCTGGCCCGGCGACGCCTTGACCACCGTCAGGGTCGAGTTGTCAAGGTCAATGTCCCGCGCGATGGACAGCCCACCGGCGGTATGCGGCTGTGGGGTGACAATCAGCTTGCGGTCGAGTGTCATCCTCGCCGCGCCACCGTCACCCTCATCGATGGAGTCAGTGCTGGATTCGTCGGCCTCAAACCCCGCCATGTGCACGCCGGTGGTGCCCGGTGTGAAGGCCGCATCATCGAGGATGTGGGCCGAGGCGAGCCGGACCCACGCCGAGCCGTTGTATTCGTAGGGCAGCGAGATGGTCATCGCGACGGTGGACTGGCCGGCGGCCACCGAGCCGTCCTCCGAGTCCGTCGTCGAGCCCACCGCGTCATTGACCACCGAGATGCGAAGCGCATCATTGGTGTCATCGATCATCGAGTCGCCGTTGGGCGTGAGCATGCCCTTGAGGCGGGTCCAGAGGAGGCCGCCGCTAGTTTGGAGCGGCTCATAGTCGCCGTCTGTGCCGCTGGAGGCGGCTGGGGTGTCGGTGCGCTTGGCGAGCATCTGGATGCCCGGGTCGCCCGAGGCGCTCGCCGCGTCCTCCAGCAGCTCCAAGTTGCGGACGTTCACACTCAGCCCCAGCGTCGCGCTGACAGGCGCGAGGTGAGTGGCGGAGGTCCCAGCAATCTGGACCCTCTCTCTGATGACGGTATTCGCCCCTACCGTCAACTGCTCCATGTCGAGCTTGCGGGTAGGGGAACCTGATTCTGCTACGCCAAGAAACTGGTCAGACATGTTAGGTCCTTAGAACAGGAAAACCAGCAGCACGCCAAACGCGGTATATTGCAGGACGGTTGCTAGTGCCCAGTTGTTGAAGTTGTCCACAGTGGAATAAGGGGTAGGCCCGGTGCCGGCGTCCCCACCGAGGGTGGTTTGGATGATCCCTGCCAGCGCCATTAGGCGATCCTCCAGGCGGTGATGGAGACGTTGGCGGTGGAGGCGGCTGGGTTGGCGTTCGGCAGCACCCTGAGGCGCTCATTGGGGTTCACCGCGAACCTAAAGGGCAGCGCGATGGACGCGCCGGCGAGCACCGTGAACACTTGGACGTCATCCACGTTGGCCGCATTGGCCGCGTCGCGGTGCTGCATCGCAAACTGGGTGTCTACTGTGGAGGTGGCGATGACAATCGCGGAGTAGATGCCGCCGGTCAGGGCTCCAGTGTCGCAGAGGACCGTCGCGGTCGTGGGGTTGACCGAGGCCCCTTGGGAGTCAATAACCGGCGCGTAGGTAGAGAGGGCTACAGCCATTCTCGCTGCTCCTAGGTGGTGTGAAGCCGCTCATAGATGAGCCCCTTGGCCCCAGAGCGGTTGAAGTTGGACAAGGCCGCGATGGCCGGGGAATAGGTGGCGGAGGCAAGGGCATCGATATCGGCGGCGTTGTCCCCGACCCCCCGCTCCATGATGGCCACCGCGAGGGAGGCCATAGGGAGGATGAGGAGATCAGGATAGAGAAACGCCCCACTCGCTGTGATATCCGTGGCTGCCTGCAGCCCATACCACCTCACCGTGTAGGTGGCGTCTGGAAGGGGAGCCCAGTAGATGTTGCGGCCGTCTGTCCAATAGGCTCGCGGGCGGCCGCCGGCACCAGCGGGAAACGAGATGTAATACGGCCAAGCCACCGAGGCTGAGTGGCCGCCGGTATTCTGGACGTTGTCCAGCTCCCACGCCGGCCGAGAAGTGGTGGGATCAATGAACCACATCTTGTCCAGCCGCAAGAGGCCGGTGGGGAAGGCGGTGGACTCGGTAGAGGCCGCGGTGGTAACTGTCCCGCTGGTGTCGCCGAGGAGTTCGGGGGTGGCGGCCGCGAGGGACTCCCAGTAGTCCTGCGCCCTGTTGAGGGCGATCAAGCCCCGGGTCACGTCCGCCTCAGCGGCCTGGAGCTGGAGCTCCTGGTTGAGGGTCTCCATCGTGTCGAGGAGCGTCTGACCTGTGGCCATGGTTATCCTGCGTGATGCTTGCTGAACTTCGAGCCGTTGGAGGCCCCATAGCCCACCCGGATGGCGACATGATTCCTGTGCCAATCGCGGGCGGCGGCGTCCCGGTCAGCGACCCTATTCTGCTCGGCGCGCTGCTCCTCATAGACCTGCTTGGCCCGGAGCGTATCCCAGTATTGAAGGGAGTCACCATGCTTGCGGGCTGAGGCGTTCCAGATCCGAGCGAGCACATGGTCCCCGAGCCGCTCAGCGCGAGGGACTGTGAACAGCAGGTTCCACCCCCAGCAATACTTGTTCTGGACTGAGGGCTTCTTCATCCAGATGCACCACTGGGCGTGGTAGCGATCATCAGTGATCTCCAGCAGTGGGCTAATGGCGTCGAGTTTGGAGCGGAACCATTCCGGGCCGAGCGATACCCCCGGCCGGGAAGGATGCCACCACCACGCAAGCGACTCAGGCGGCGGGATCGCCCGCTTGACCTGAGGCATGCGATAGGGAGTTGCGACGCTACGGCGTTGCATTAGGTTTCCAGGAAGTCAACTTCCGGCATGATCGAGCGGTGACGCTCGACCTCTGTTTGGGCCTGGATGAGATGCTTCTTGATGCGGCCCTTGGCGGCGTTGAAGGAGGAGCGGCTGTCGGCCACAAACTTCTCAACATGGCCGCAGAAGCACTCAAGGCGGGGAATCTCCTTGTTGAGGCTCACTCCCGGCTGGGTGCTGATGGGAGGCGCGGCCTCCAGGAAGTCGGGCGTCCAATCCACTTGGCCGTCGCTCGTGAGGGGGATCGCAAACTCCTGGCGGCTGCCATCTGGGCGGAAAAATGTCTTCACCTTCTGGACGTCGCTGCCTGGGCCCTGCCACTGCGGCTTGTTGCGGCTGTCAAAGGTGTGCATGCTGGGGAAGCGGAGTCGCCCGCGGCGCTTGTCGGCGGCCCACTTGCTGGACTGCTCCAGCCACACATCGATGGCGTCTTTCATAGCCTCGACGCCGCACCATTCCAGCCCCTCGATGTCCTTGAGCTGCTGGAGGTCGAATACTTTCTGGAGGAGCGGCTGGATAGCCTTGGGATTCACGCCGGGCGTGACGGCTTTGAGCGCCTTGACCGGCGGCTCGCCAAGGTGCTCCTTGAGGAACTTGTTTTCTTCGACTGAGTAGACAACGGGATCAAAAGAGTCCACAGGATTCATTGGAGTCTGTCCTTGTTCTAGTCAGGGAGGCGGCGGGATGCCGCCCCCTAGAGGCCGCTAGAAGGGCCTACGTGCAGCCCGAATCGGGCGCAGCGTAACCTGCACACACAGCCCAGTCAGGCCGGTGAGCGTGCCAGCTGTGTCGATAGCCACGGAGCTGCCCGGCGCGACAGTCAAGCGGCCGGCAGTCGTGGAGAGGGCCTTACGATACGGAATTCTCGCGGTCGCGGTCAGGTCGAACACGGAAGCCAGCGCTGAGGTGCCGCTCGCGAGGGCAGTGCCACTTGGCACTACCAGCACGTCGGCTTGGGCTCCGGAGCCCCCAACCACCTCATACACCGCACAGGCGTCGATGATCTCGTAGTATTCCTTCGAGCCCGCGGGGTTAGTAAAAATGAACGCATCCGGGGCGGTCGCCGCCGCTGCCGTCTGCACGTATCTAACTTGGATTGGAGCTGCTGCGGCAACAGCTTTGATGGGAGCAGGCATGTCTAGATCTCCTGATGGGGCAAAGGGC